GCGATATAGACTTTTTGTGGGTTTGTTGGTGCTATCTCTCCCGCTTTTCTTACATCTGCTGGAGTTGATGGTTGAGCCGCTGTATTTTTGCCCGTTCCTATTTTTCTGTACATTTCACGTACCCAAAAATGTTTGCAAGTTCCTGAGGGAAAAGCGTCAGAAAGTAAGCCACCGCCCTTCCAAAGCCAGATTGAATACGGCTCATTTGGATTTGGTCGCATTCCAAAGCCTGGATTTACATTTATCTCTCCCATTGCCAAAATATCCTCTTTTCTGTATAACTTATTTGCTCGCATCATAGCTTTGCAAAACTCTCTTTCCGGGTTTGGGTTCCCGCTATATCTGTAACGTGTAATATATAACTTTGTGTCTTGCTCTGAAACGCTTTTAGTTCGTGCAGTTCCAGTACTAACCGCTTCCATTGCAACATTCATTAACTTAACCGTTGTGGAGTTTAACCTTTCCAATTCCGCATCTCGTTCCTCTTCTTTGTCGTAGTCTACTGGATCTGAACTAATCAACTCCCACTCGTTCAAATCTATATCTTCTCCTAGGTCCGTATAATTGTGTGATGAAAGTTGCGTTATCGCTGCGGTTTGTTGAGTGAATAACGCTTGTGCTACGCTTGCAGGAATGTTTAAGAATTGAACCAAGAAAACAATCGCTTGCTCGGTTGTTAAAATACCCTCTTTTACCTTTGCAAAAATATCGATTGCACTTGCTATCTGCGCACCGTTGTAAGAAATTTGCGCATCTGAACTAGCTTTGTCGGTTTGATCTAAAACATTTGCAGCAACCTGCTCACTTCTTAAACTTTCAAACTGCAAATCTAAACTAATACCGTTTGCCTTTAGTATTTCCATTAAACCATCTAAAATGATTTCTTGTTTTGGCGTAATTACGTTAATCATTAATTCAGCAAATCCAACCTTAATTTCCTCAGCATTTGAACTAAATCCGCTTGCTTCTTTTATTCCAACTAACATTGGAGAAGTAAGTTTGTGAGCGGTGCAAAGTTGTTGTCTAGCCTCCGCAGTTAGATACTCATATTGCTTGTGCGCTTCGCTAACTTCTAAAGCGGTTATTGTAATCTCACTATCTTTATTGTCGTTCCAATTTAAAAAGAAATTCCCCGCTTTATTTGAACCGCTTAAATTCTCACGAATCTTGCGAGTAGTTTCCATTATTTCAATCTCACTCGCTTGAACTCCAGCGTTCATATTTATAATGTATCCAAAAGACAAACCGTTTTGAATGTGCTTAATACAATAGTTTTGAAACTCCTCTTCAAACTTTGCCCAACTTAACCCACTTACATAACTAGGGTTTGAATAATAGAATTGTCCTACTTGGTAATCTTTGATAATGTAAATCTCGGACCGCTCACCGCCACCGCTTCCAAATCCAAAAGCATCATATCTTTCGGGCTTGTATTTTTGTGTTTTCGCAAAGTCGTAAGAATACCAATATCCCGTTATATCCCCATCTTCATTAGCAACTTCGGGAGCTACTCTTTCCTTTGCAATATGATAAACTTTTTTAACTACATTGTTTACGTATTTCACTTCAACACTTGCCTCGCCAAACATTTCAAAATCTTTGCAAATTTTTCTTAACTCCTTTTTAGTAAATATGGTGCTTAATGCGCTCCACTCTTTAGGTTTGGTTAATTTCTCGTTTGAAGTCAGTCCTTTGCCGTAGATAAACTGTGCGTAACTGTCAATTATTGCGGAGTTGGTAGTTGATCCGTTGTAAGCATCAATAATGGTTTTGTAAAATTCGTTATTATTTCCATTCAATACCCACTTTTTGCCCTGAACTTCCTTAATTTCTGGGCGAATATAGTTGCTTAATTGAATATCAAATACTCTTTGCGTTGGTTTATCGTACATAATTATACTTTTAATATGCCATTATTCATTTCGTAGTTTTCCAAATCTGTTTGAGCAGTAACATAAGCCTTGCCTCTGTACGTAATTGCATCATTTTCGAGTATTGTACACTCAAAACTTTGCCCCTCGATGGTCTGAAAATCCGAAAATGTGATTATTAATTGAAAGTTTTGGTAAAAAACATTATCATATTCAATAGAATAGGTAATATTTTTGAGTTCATCACGTAAATTAAACACAATTTCGCCACCATTATAACTAGATGGAATACATTTAAACGTGTGATTTGTTGCTACATTAAAGACTATCATATTAATAAGACTAAAAAAAACTAAATTGTAACAAAAAACCCATCAATTAAGATGGGTTTGATAGTAGGTATAGGACAAAAAGTTATGATACAACCGTTTCAGATACCAAAGTTTGTAAAGCGGTTTTTGTTGTAGCATCCAAAAACGGAGATAATGAACCTTCTTCTGCTGCGATTGTCAAAGTGTAACCCGACAAATCTCCACCCGCTGCTCCTGTTACTTTCGTACAGTTGCTCATAGTTCCGTTAGTCAATCCAACTAGATGAATATTTCCGTTGTAATCTTCTACAAATACAAATGGTCTGCCTTGACAAATCAACTGTACTTGCGCTTGTAAGTCTGCTGCTAATTTTGGAAGTGTAACCGCCAAAGATTGAGCAACTAAATAAGTTCCGTTATCTTCCGAACTTGTACCCGTTTCTGTTAATGCGTTGGTAGTAGCTTTTACTTCGTATTTAAAAACTTCATCTAAAGTTCCCAAAGATGTAACCGCTTGCGCTGCTACTACAAAAGCATAAGAATCATAATTCGCAAAGTAAAGGTTTTTAATACCTCCTCTTTGGTTCTTACAATTATTTAAAAGTCTACCCGCTGTGATAGGACAATATGCCATAATAATTTAATTTAAAATAAGGGCGGTAACTAAACCGCCCTAGTTACTTCTTATCCTCCGTAAAGTACTCCTTTTGTAGCTTGTCCAACGTTCGCTGCCAAAGTGTAGATTGAACGTACAAATTGAACATCACCATCGTTAACCAATTTACCTACTTCGAATCTGTTTACATCGTCAAGTAAATCTGTATTCCAAGATACTGCCGCTTTTCTTTGAGCGTAAGCCATCAAGTTGTTTGGCGCAGGAACGAATAACAATTCAACTCCGTTGTAGTAAACTTTTGCAGTATTGAAGTTATCACCAGTAATTGCAAAGTTAACTTGTTGTGCAGCACCAACCGCATTGTTAGCGTTGTAGCAAAGTTGTTTCCACGCTCTAGGGCAATAGATAACTGTTGGAGAAACTGTATCTTCTAAGTTTTCAGCAGGAATAGCAGCAAAGATTTTCGCCATTTCTCCTGCAATGTTTCCTGATGTTACAGTTGTTCCAGTTACTTTGATATAACCACCAACCGCAGCGTTATCATAAAGTACTTTTGCAAATACTCCATCAACAAGTCCAGCAGTTAAGGCAGCAACCGCAGTTTGTGTAGCAGCAGTCATTGAACCTTGCGCAGCGTTCGGAGTTAATGCAGCGATTGCAGTTTTTGTTGCGCTTGTAATACCACCCCAAAAAATGTTTTCAGCATCTTGTGAAACGTTTGGTCCTACCATAGCCAAAACAGTTGAAGCAAACTCGCTTGATTCAATGTTAAACGCTCCCGGATTCATTGAACGATTGAAACGAGATGAACGCAAAGACTCTTGTAAAAACGTTTGCTTGTACTCTAGTTTTGTAGGTGTAATTGTGCGGTCTGTAATGTTGATACTTCCGCTTGAACTCAAAGCACTTCCTGTGTATAGTTGTGCAGTTACATCAACTCCAGCCTCTGTAAAGATTGTACCTGCTTTGATGTTGTCGTTAAATGTTACGTATCCATCGCTAATGGTTTTATTTGCGAATAATACTTCCTCAAGGATTGGTTCTACTGCAACCCCTCTAATGTCTACTGGTGTATAGCTTATTGCCATTTTTTTTAGTTTTTAGTTGTTATTTTAATTGTTTTTTGATTTCTCTGTGTCGCTCCAAAGCTGTCATCGCCTCGAAAGGTTTTGAATCTTTCACTTCGGGTTTTGCTTTTGTACTTGCGCTCAACTGAATTTCTTTAGCCTCTGAAATATCAGCTTTCAATTCCACTTTCAAGTCGTTCATTTGTTTAGCCACTTCCGAAGAAAGGTTCATTACAATCGATTTGATTAACGATTCAAATTTTGCATCGTTGCTCATTTCCACTTCTTCGGTTTCTGTTTCCTTAACTTTGATTTCCGCAATCATTCCCGCCTCTGTAATTACCAAGATGCTACCATCTTCTAATTCGTGTTCGCCAACTGGTGCAGGAGTAGTCGTGCCATCTTCGGCTACGATGTTTACTTCTTGACCAGCTTCAAAACTTGCCGCTTCTAAAACTGTAACGCCATCGCTAAGTTTCATTTGTGCTAGTTGCACCTCCACCACTTCGGGTGCTGGGTTATCGCTCGATAATTTTATCGAAGCAAACCCATCTTTAATTGCATTTGCAATCGCTTCTAGATTCATATAGTTAGTATTTAAATTAATTTTCTCTAATCCGAATTTTGTACCATCTATTGAAAAGCCTTTCACTTTTCCGGTTTTAATATAATCGTTCCAAACCTCGTCGTTGTTTATTTTCTGCATTGCAAATAAAGTACCTATTGGCTGCTTAAATCCGTATAAAACTGACTTATCGTGTACTTCATCCTCCTTTATCCACGTTTCTGTAAACGTAACATCCTCTATAAATTTTCCATCGTGTTCGATAGTTGAATTATTTTGAAATCCGTTTTTAATAAACTTCTCGTGAATTTCTGTAATCGTTTCCGCTTCAAACATAATGTTGAAAGGTTCCCCTCCATCGGGATCGTTTCTCATTATTAGTTGGTTTGGTATAAGTACCGGCCCAACTACAATCCTTTTCTCCTCATTTGCTGTTGCAAGTTGTATATCTGTTTGCTCTGCACTAAGTGAAATAAATAACTCCTTTGTTGCAGGATCATCCACTAACGAAATTGCGTAAATTCCGCTCTCATCATTTTCGTTTAATATTACCTTGTACGTTTGCATATCTTTAAGACTGAATTAAATTTGTTTGTTATAAACTTTTAACCAAGTGAGGCATTTCGAATGATGTTACGGTCTAAAGATTG